AGATTTTGCACGTTTGTTGTTATGATTTGCCTATACTATATAGGAGAGTAACGATAAATATTAATGGCATATAAAGGAAAGTATAGACCAACTAACCCTAAGAAGTACAAAGGTGATCCAACAAACATCATCTATCGTTCTCTTTGGGAGCGTAAGTTTATGTTTTACTGTGACTTAAATGATAATATTTTAGAATGGGGAAGTGAAGAGTTTTTTATACCATATCGTTCTCCGTTAGATAATAGAGTGCATAGATATTTTCCCGATTTTTATATTAAATACGTAAAATCCAATGGATCGATTTGTAGATCCATTATTGAAGTGAAACCAGATAGACAAACAAGACCTCCTAAGAAACCAAAAAGAAAATCAAAAGGATACTTATATGAGGTAACCCAATATGTCACAAATGAGGCAAAATGGAAAGCTGCCAAAGAGTTTTGTAAGGACAGACTTTGGGAATTCAAAATTTTTACCGAACATGAACTAGGTATTAAGTAATGGTATTAAATCCACCAACAGAAAATAGACTTACTCCTATTATAGATGAGATGACTGGTATGGAAGATCCAGATGATATGATGTTGTCAATTATATCAGTTTTAGGAGAAAGTGGATCTGTTCCAGAGGTAGGACAATATTACACATTCATCTATAAACCAAAGACAGCTAATATTACATATGATGAGCACCCATTAATAGCATGCACAGAGATTACAGAATGGGGATTTAAAGGTATTAATTTTCATCATAATGGACAATTAAGATTCTATACATTCCCAGAAATTGTAGGTCAAGTGCACCAAGTTAGGAGCACTGAATTTGAAGATCTTAAGTCAATTCCTTACGCTAGAATAAAAACTAACAGATAACTCTATAAATAGTTTTGGAAACCAAATAAAAGATAGTGGTTAGATTTACTGAAGTACCTACACAATTAGGCAAAATAGCAGATTATTCCTCAAGGTTGAGCAATGCTTTGGGATCTATTGCAGGTTTTTTTGGTGGAGGAAATGTTTTAAGATATCCTATGGATATGATAGACTCTTCAACTGATTATATGAAAATTAGTTGTCTTGAGTATACACCATCTGGAGGATTTGTAGCAGAAGGTAGCCTTAAGGTTGCAGAAGGTAGTGAGGTAAATGCTTCTGTTAGTAAAATAAAATCGACAATTATATTACCAATGCCAAATGGTATTGCAGATTATCAGGCTGCTGGTTGGGCTGAAGATGAAGTAGATGCATTGAATATGACAGCATATACTGCAGCATCAGGACTTATAAACAATGATGCACCACTAACAAAACCAAAGGAAGCACTTGACAATGCTGGTAAGACAATTCAAGGTACAGTGGATAGAATAACTGGATCTGGTGGTGCTCTTATTAAACAGTTTCAAAACAGGATGGCAGCAACAGCAATAAATGCCTTACCAGGTGGAAACATTGATACTCAAGCAATTCTTTCAAGAACTGAAGGAAGAATTATCAATGGAAACAAAGAAGCACTATTCAATGGTGTTTCTCTAAGAAAATTTGAATATTCTTTCCAGATAATTCCAAGAAGTCCGAAAGAAGGTCAGGAAGTTAAAGAAATTATTAGAACTTTCAAACAATGTATGTCTGCATCAAAAGGAAGTCAAGGAGTTTTCTTGAATAGTCCAGATGTATGGAGAGTTGAATTTATGACAGGATCTCAACCACATAGATTTTTGAAGAGACATAAGATTTGTGCTTTAGAGCAATGTAGTATTAACTACACTGCTGCTGGACAGTATAGTACATATGAAGATGCAACACCAACTCATATGAATTTAGCATTGTCTTTTGCGGAACTCAACCCAATTTACAAAGAAGATTATGACACTGGTGAAGGTCTAAGAGGAACAGGATACTAATGGGTTATTTCAGAGAACTACCAGACTTTGAAGTTCAAAGTCCTTTTTCAACTTATAGAAACTCGAAAGACGAGTACATAAAAACTAAAAACCTCTTCAAGAGAATGAAAATGATTGATGAGGTTTATAATGATGTGACTAATTTTGATAGATTTATTATTCCAGATGGAACTAGACCTGATCAGGTTGCCTTAGAATATTATAAAGATGAAGAACTGGACTATGTTATATTAATCACAAATAATATTATCAATCTAAGAGATGAGTGGCCACTAGGAGGAGAAGACTTTTATAACTTTATCTACAGAAAGTATGGTAAAAACAATATTCAAAACATTCATCACTACGAAACAACTGAATTAAAAGATCTCAATGATAAATTAATTGTTCCCGAAGGTAAGTGGGTTGATTCTAATTTTACAGTATATTTAAATGGAACTGCCGTAAATCCAGTAAAAAGTGTTTCCAACCTAGCATATGAATTTGAAGAAAACAATAAAAAAACTGAGATCTATTTGTTAAGACCTCAGTTCTTAGGAATGTTTATTAATGATATGAGAACAGCATATAAGTACACTGTTTCATCTCAACGAAGAGATGGAAAAACAAAGAGAGGATCTTATTAAGCCTCAGCAAGTTTCTGGAACTTTGCCATAATATCATCAAGGTCATCATCATTTGATGGTGGTGCAACTTCTACTTTAGGTGCAGCAGTTACCTCAATTTTATTGTGTAAACCTTCACTGTAGTCTTCTAATTCACCTCTACTATCATCTTCATCAGCAACTTCTGGATCAGGACGACGTACTGCTCCTTCTAGACCTAAAACAGTCTTCATACGTTTTTCAAGAATTGCATAATCCTTGAACTTATCAGCAGCAATAATCTCTGCAAGTCCATATTCTTTCTTCCAGATTGCTTCAAGTGCATCATCATCGTCTAAAAGTGGACTAACACCAGCAAACTCAGAAGAATCATAGTTCCAGTAACCTGCAACTTTCTTGATCTTTAGTTTGAAGTTAGCACCTTTCCAGAAATCGAAAGGATCGATTGCTTCTTCATCTTCAAATTCAGGTTGCATAGCAGCAAGGATCTTATCATAGATCTTCTTACCAAACTTGAATAAGAATACACCACCCTCATTTTCAGGGTTAGTAGGATCTTTCACTACATAGATGTTTGCGTAATATGATAGTTTACGCTTCTGATTACGGGCAATTTCTTTATTAGCATCGCTACCACTATTCCAAAGTTCGGAATTGTACGCAGATACAGGATCTTTTTGACCTATAGTAGTCAAAGAGTTCTCAATATACCATCCACCAGGACCTTTAAATGCGTGAGTATATAGTTTTACGAATGGGATATCTTCACCTTCTGGTGGTGGAAGAAATCTGATAACAGCATAACCGTTACCTGCTTTATCTACTTCGGGTTTCCATAAGCGATCATCGCCAGAACCACCCTTTGAGTTGTTTTGTTTTTCGATTTCCTTGACCAGTTTACTGGTAAGAGAACCTAATTTGGATTGTTTTTTAAGATCGGAAAAAGACATTAGATTTGGCCTGTGTTTGTACGGATTTGGTTATTATAGTGTATTATTGGTCAGTTGTCAAGTCCACTGGTTTTGATCACTTGTATAAGTGTCTCATCCATTGTGTCGAAGACTTCTGACATGTTTGTGCCTTCAGGAAATCCAAGCATCATTGCTGATTGCTCGATTTTATCTTTAAGTTCAAGTGCTTCGGGATCGTCTGTAAGACTTAGTCTTGCATACATATTCCTTTGCTTTTCAATAAGGACACGCAACTGGTCAATGTGCTCTTGTTTATCCTCTTCGGAAAATGTCCGATATGTGAAGAGAGAATTAAATATCGTCTCTTGAATATCAGTAATTTCTTTCAAGGACTGTTGTACGATGTTAGAATCGAAAAACTCACTCATTGACTTGTCACCTCCTTTAGCATTTTTTTACATGAAAACACATTAATATTTAGGAAAGGACTATACTTTTTAATTTTCAAACTTACGGTTTCCCATACAGGATCTTTCAGTTGATTATCAAAGTAAGGAACAAAATTAAGAATCTTGTTCATAATAACCAGTGTCTCCAAATTAATTTTACCAGATAAATATTTTTTTAGCAACTTCGGGTGACCCTTACACTCCATCACACTTTTAAAATCTTCAGTTTCAAATAATATCCCTAAATCTTCCTTATAATAATATGCAAGACTTTGATTGATCTTCAACCAAGTATTATAATTAGTCTCACCTTGTTTTATAATTTCACCAATCCAAACTGATTGTGGATTGGATGGATAAACAAAATTTGCCACAAAATATTCCTTAATCTCACTATCTGTCTTCTGACGAGACATCTTCTCGAAAAAATACTTATCCTTCCTTTTATTAAAAGATACCACAGATCCCTTAGTAGCACCATGATATCGGAAGTAATCGTAGGTAGGTTGAGTGAAGTGCTGTTTGATCGCTAGATATGTTTTGTAGCAATCAAAGGCAGTCATAGAGGTAGTTTTGCGCGACTTGTTTTCTTTAGAAAATTCAATTGCGTGGCATCCCATCTTAATTTTTCTTTCAGTGGTTTAGATACTAATTTTACCACAGAATCAACTTCTATCTCATTATTTTCGCAAAACAAAATAATTGCGTCAATATAATTTAGATTTTCTTGCGTGGCAAGATTTTCAATTTCAAGAGCAAAACTCTGTTTGCACATGAATTTCTCTTTTAGGACTTCATCTAGGGTTTCTTTAGGCATATTCTTTTAGTTTGTATGTGATGAATTCTTGGATGTATTGTACAAGTTCTTTGATATACTTTGTTTTATCTCTTTCAATATAGACTTCACATTCACCATCTTCACATGCCATGATAATAACAAACTTTTTTACAGTAAGTCCAGTGAGTTCATACAACATACATGCATATGCACAACACTGTACGAAATAGTGGTCAATCCACTTTCGTGGTTTAGGTGATTTGGAAGTTTTGAAATCAATGATAGCAAGTTCACCGTCATATTCTGCTATGCAGTCAACAGTTCCAGCAATTCCAAGTTCTTTGCTGTACATTGATGACTCTAATGCGTGAATATTGGTGATACTATCCAGAAAAGGTTTTGCTATATTGAATAGCATTTTGGAGATAGGCAATACATCTGTAGGTGCATCCTCATTTTTTAAATAATACTCTGTAAGAGTATGCATATCAGTACCACGACTTGTAGCCGCTTTCGTGATACGGTCGGCTTCCTTATCACCAACCTTTTTTCTCCACTTTGCAAACTTTGCTCTATTCCTGTGACTAGTAACAGAGGTAATGGACACTAAATCTAGCATCTCACCACCATCTTCTACTTGGTAATATCTGACTCCATCAACAGTCTTACGACTGAGTTTAGGAAGGTTCAAATTGACATGATTAAACATTGAGTATTTAAATATTTAGGGCAAGTTTAGTAGCGATGTATTTTTTGACTAAACCTGATCTGACAATATCATTTACCGTAAACTCAGTGATTCCAAACTCATCTTCCATGTTACGGATGATTTTAATAAAGTCAAGAATACCGTTTCTTTCGTAAGTTTTAGTCAAGTCAGATTGTGATGCGTCACCGCAGAACATAATTTTGGTATTTTCACCAGTACGAGTGATTATACTATCAAGTTCGTGAAAATTCAAGTTTTGGCATTCATCAATTAACAAAATTGAATTATCAAATGTTGTACCTCGGATGAAACTAGTAGACCAGAATGAAATAGTTGCCTGTGCTTTAAGATTACCATACAACATTTCAAAATCTGCGTCTGATGGCATTTCAAACATGTACTTTACCATATTCTTATAAGGAATCTGATAAAGAGCAGATTTATCTTCGTGATCTCCTGGTAAAAAACCAATTTCACGAGTAGAAACTAAAGAACGAACAATATAAATTTTTTCATATGGTGTTCTTTGATCTAACACTTCTTTTAGTGCATTATACAGGACAATAAAGGTTTTTCCTGTACCTGCTGCACCATATGCAAAGATGTTTTTACCTTTTTTATAGTCATCAAAGAGTTTTTCTTGATTTTCTGTAAGAGGTTTCACATCAAGTAAGAAATCAGAATTAATTGGTTTCTTACGCTTCATCTGTTTAGCCGTCATTCCTACTCCGATCGGAGAATCTTTTTTTCTGGGCATGTGTTTAAGTAATTTTCTTTACTGTTGATCCTGGTGATTTTGATGCTCTATCTAGAACTTCATTCCATCCTGGTTTAGAGCGAATTAGTTTGTTTTGCCAATCTCCAACCTCTCCAGGTTGAGGGCAAGTTGATGGATCAGACCAGTCGCGTTTCCAGTCTGGGTTGTCTTCACACCACTGCGACCATTTGGTGACGCTCATTACGACTTCTTTTTGTTCTCCAGTTTCTTTATGAATAACGGGATACGTTGCCATACTTTTCCTTAGGTAAAAATATTTATCACCACTCTAGGGCGGTTGCAATATCAGGGAATTGTTCCTTGAATATTACTCTGACTTCTTCCGCAATCTGCATGTGCTCTTTCTGAGTACCATGTGCAGAACGAAGATCAATATAATGAATCCACGATCTAACAGAACCTTTCATATAGAGTCTGGTAGGAGTTGCCAATGGTAATACAAAACGGGCACTCTCTTTTGCGACACCTAATTCAAGCATCTGTTCATATAGTGACTCAGCAGAAGAAAACAAAGTTTTCATTTGTACTTCTAGTTTCTGTTTTGTAAATTCATCAAGATCATCAGTAGAGTTCTGACGATTCTTGGTATCCTGTCTACGAAGTTGTGGAGTTTTAATTTCTCCCAATTTAGTCGTATCAGCATATCTTTGTGAAAACTCTTGATATGTAAATGAACGGTGACGTAGCACCTGAGCAGCAAGACCACGAGTGGTATTGATTTCCACAGTCATATCTGCTTGCTCAAAGATACTCCAATGTTTGTGATTAATACAATACTTCAAAAGACCTGCAGAAGTATCAAACTTAGTTTGATTGCTTGGGTTACTTACACGAGCACAATAGGTAATAACTTCTTGGGCATCTTTACCCTCAAGTTCACCTGCTCCTTTAGAAACAGAGATCAGTTTAACATTACTCATCCGAATCCTTTACCTCTAGTTGCGTTTTTTTGTCGTTCTTCTGCTTCTCGCAGTTGTTCCTTGAGATACTCCATTTCTTCAATATTATAATTGAAAGGTTGTTTGAGTGCCTCTTTGATGTTTTTAATTA